ATAGTCGATGCGAACTTAGCCACAGGCATGTTGACATCGGTACCCAACGCAACAGCCTCTGCGGCTTTATCTGCAAGTAACTTCAGCGCAGCGTCGTTCTCGATCTGGTCCTGTGTGAACTGCTGTAGGAACAGAGACACCTGCGCACCGTCGAGGTATATGTTGGATTCACGACCCGCTTCAGCATTAACGACGAACTCCTCGAATGATGAGATGTCACGCTCGCGAAGCTTAGAATCGATCGATGCCTGAGCGATTGCATCAATAGATATCTGCTCGTTGTCGAACCGGATCTGCTCTTCAGTGCGCTTGTCGAACATCGCGTTAGCGGCAGTCTGAGCCGTTGTGATCGTGCCACCCTGTACTGAACCGGCAACCAGAGTCGCAACAAACGCAACAGCCTGACGACGTAACTGGATCTGCGCCATCTCTTCAGGTGTCTCAGCGTTCGCCATCTCTTCATCAAGACCAAACAACTGATCGTTAACAGACTGCCACGCAGTAGCGGCCTGCTCGCCGGGTACTTCGCGCTTGAGGTATCCAAAGACAATATCGCGTAATTGTTCAGTGACAGGGATGCCAGATTTACGACCCACCTTCAATGCATCTAGCAGGTAATCAGCTGGGAGCAATTCGGTCAGTACTTCAATGGTTCCGTCGATACTACCTTTAAGGCGAGCGTCTTCGTAATCCAGACCCTCAGCAACAGCCGAACCTGACGACTGCAGATACGTCTGACCAAACATATAGGTCAACGCTGGCGCTGGGTTTCTCGACAATAGAGCTAGCGCAAAACCCGGTGCGTTGACCGCAACAGACTCAATACCTGAACGTAGACCCTGCTGGAGAATATCTAGACCCTCAGGCGATAGATCATTGATACGCTTATTACTAGCCTTGAGCTGATCGAGCAATGTAACGATCGCTTCCTCTCGCGCCTGCTCAAACTGCTCAGGTGACTCAACGCCTAAGTTACGAGCGACCTCTCGCGACAGCTCGATACGCTCCTGCATAGGTACGAATAACGGCATCGCACCTTCAGGGATAATGTCATCGATAGACTCAGGTGCATCAGTAGATTGCAGGTAGTTGTAGATACCTGAGGTATACCGCATCTGCATACCTTCAACGATCGACTGACCCAGACCCTCAAACGCTTTACCGAAATAACCGGGTTGAGTCTGTCGATCAGATGGCGCAGTGCGTACGTCTTCAGCCAGAGCTGTACCCTGCTCGTACGACATAAACGAAGGGGTGAAGATGCGATCAGCGTCCTGCGCTGCCAGCTCTTTCTCAATAGCTTCAAGGTTAACGAGGTCATCGCGAACGATAACGGTCTTATTGAAGTCACCGAAGTAAGAACTAGTGACAGGTGCCTCTCTACGTAAACGAACGAAGTCGACCTGCTTGGTCAGACTCTTACGTTCAAATGCGTCAAAGTCTGCATTAACGATGTCGGGTGTAGTTTGGAACTCTCGCGCCAACTGAGTAGCGCGAGCTTCACGGTCTGGGTTAGCCTTCAGCGACTCTTCGAATACAGCAGCTGGGTTAGGTGTTTTGGTCTCAATACCGAATCCACCTAAATCCCATCCCTCGAGATCAACGGCTGGCTCTGGAACTAATGAAGGTGAGGCGGTTGAATCTTGCTCAAAAGCACTCAGGTTAAATGTACTTAGATCCAGTTTGTCAGCCATTTAATCTTCCCACTTATCTTGGTTGTCTAACCACAACTTTATCAGATTATCGGCTGTTATGGGTTGCCCTATCTGCCGTAAAACTGCCTCAAGTTGAGGTATTACAGGTGCGCCATTAGCGTCCAGCTCTGGTATATCCAACAGTGTGTATTCATCGGTTGAGTCCCAGATCAATCCGGGACTCTCAATAATCAACTGCGAACCCGCGCTGTTCAATATCTTAGTGTACTCGTTCGCAGGGATCGTATTGACTTTGTTATCCCTGAGGTACTCGCTAACGCGCTCATTGACGTAATTGTAGATGGTAATCGCCTGAGCATTTTGTTTATCTTTCCAATCTGACTTAGGTTTACCAATCAGCTTCTCGGCGAGGGTCTGGATCTGCTGAGCTTCAGTCTGTACGTTGAAGCTGAACTTACCTTCGCGAGCGTCTTTCACTAACCCGGCAACTGTCTTGCGATCTGCAGCTGACAGCGAATGATTATAGTCGTTGATGTCCAAAGACTTCAGCTGATCAACACTCATTTGCTGGATGGTGTTTAAGATCACCGGGTCGGTCATGGTTAGCTCACCCAACTCAATCTTAGCCTGCTGCACGGGTGATAACCGATCGAACATATCAGGGTTCTCAAACATAAAGGTTTCACCGGTACCGCCACGCAGGATATGGTCCTGCGCCGTTTCCCACGCATCGGCCTGAGCAACCTGAGCATCCTGCTTATCCTGAGCGTACCGGGTGCGCAATTCAGAGCGTGTCGCTTTGTAGATTTTAGGATCAGTGATCTCCTCAACCATCCGCATCGCTTCGTCCATATCAGCCGCTTCACGGTAGATACGACGGGATTCACTGATGGCAGTCGCTGCACTGTTCTGTGTCTCTTCAGATTTACGCTTAGCTTCTAACGCACTCTCAAGCTTGCGCAGGTCAGGACCCTCAAGCTTTTTCTTGTGCGCCTCTAATAGCGCCTTACCTTGAGCGTAACCCTTATCGATACCGGTACCGATCGCAGCTGTGTAGTATGAACTGGTGAACGACTGCAGGTTCTCAGCCAACACCTCACCGTCTAAACCTTTCAGCTTAGCGGCTTCAACAACAGCCTGTCGCCCTAGCTCGTGGTTAACTGCCAGCTCTTTGGGGTCATTGAAGTAGAGTGAACCACTCTCAATAGCGTTCTCAGCCTGTGCTTCGATTGTCGCTGTTTCCCATGCGAGCATGCCTTTGGTGGCGTGTTGCATGATGTCAGCCTGACCACGGGTGACATGATTTTGTGCGACCTTATCAAACGCATCGCGAGCACCTTGAGTAGTCAGACCGTCGTAGAACTGTCGGCGCAGCGCATCTAATGACTTGGTGGTTTCTTTCGCACCGTCATACGCATCACGACCCTGCTTGTTGAAGTACCCGGTCTCTGGGTTGAAGAACATATCGTTCTTGGCGCGCTCGAACTTAATCAACGCATCTTCAGCTTCAGTCGTATCGCGACGGATGCCGAACTTCATCAACCCTTCGCCTAGATCGCCGATACCCTGAGCAATAGGTCCACCGAATGCACCTGCAGCGACACCGCTAGCGCGAGGACCTCTGACGTTTTGCGTATCTACACGTTGTGCGCCGTACTGTTCTACCTTTGGCATAATGTCCGCCCCTTATTACCTTAGCGCGCCAGCGTTACGCAATCCGCGAAGTGTTGTTGTGTCGACGCGTGGAGATATTGCCGACGAAGGCTTGAACCACTTATCGGCAATCCCAGACGATAGTGTCATACCCGCACCTGATAACAATGAACCCATGAACGCATTGCGACCAGCCTTAGCCGCAGCCTTACCTTGAGCGCGCTGCAGTTCCGCTTCATCCATCATCGATTGAGCACTGTCTTGGTAGTTACCTCTGAGCGTACGCGCATCGATCTCAGCCATCATCTCTGTGTCTTCCTGCAGTGCCAACGCAGAACCTGAACCTATATCGACCATCGCAGCACCGAGCTGTGCGCGCTGTCTGGACCTAAGCTCAGCAGCCTGTTGGCGGAGCTTGTTCTCCTGCTCAACGCCAATGTTCTTCTCTTTCTGCGCTTCGTTCTCTGAACGACGAGCGTTGTACTCTGCAACGCCTTGCTCGTATTTGCCTTGCTGCATCGCTGCGTAGCCTTGCATCACGGTGGAAGCCGCTGATGCAATCATGCCCATTGTGACGGGGTCCATGCACATATTAATGCCCTCGCTTCATCTCAAATCGATAGAACGGCGCACCATCGGGGCCGTAAGGTTCTGCTGGGCTAAACTCAAAGCCCAACCACTTTAGCCAGCGTACACTGGCCCGGTTCTCTGTATGTACGTAATTATAGAGTGTCGGATAGAGTTCTGACATCTGCTCTATGATAGGTGGCGACAACTCAAAGAACTGCCGCTTATGATTCAAAGCGTTGTCAGTAGCCAATAGCCACGGTGCAGCGACCGGCGGCAGGATAGATACCTCTACAAGCCCCAGAATAGCCACAGGCTCGTCGTTGATCACTACACAACTGCAGAGCTTAGATTTCTCTAGCGTCTGCTGCAGAGCCTCCAGAGGTGTCACATGCGCAGTGAGCCAAACCTCTATCTCATCTGATTTACGCATGTGCTGAGCAACATGCGCTATGTCAGCCTCTGTCGGCTTGCGAAAGTTAACCACCGATATCAATCTCAGGGATAACAGACAGTATCGTCATGGGTAGCGGTGCGCGCTGTTCAATGCGCAGGCCACCACCCTTAGGCCATACCGGGTCGATGTACACATCGGCTTTGTATGTACGCAGTGCGATCGTGTCGTACCCATCAGAGTCCAATCGCGGCTTGATCTCAAACGCAGTACCGAGCTGACCATTACCTAACTTAGGTGCAACCCATCCACCACGCGAGCGATCAAACTCCATTGTCACCTCAGAGATAGAGACATCATAGGCTTTAGCAGACTGCGTTGGGTTAGGTGTGATCTCTACATCGAGCGTCTCGATTGCCGGTGTGTAGGGTAGACCAACGTGAACGATAGACGCTGCGCGAGGTAGCGTTATGCCACCACCTTGTACGGTCAACCCGGTGACGACGTTACCATCAGACAGTACCGTAACTTCCTCACCCTCTAAGTGATCAAGGCCGGTGATCGATGTAACCGGTGAGCCGTTGTAGCTAAGCCCAGAGTCCACACAGAATGACTCTGCTGCACTGCTGGTGATGCGCTTCTCTAGGCGCTCAACGTAACGAACATCAGCACCGTTGATCGTGCGCTTGACCACCACGTAGACGGCATCTCGACCATCCTCTGTGATCGTCGCAATAGACTCGAACGTGCCATCAGTCGTGTGCTGGTGCCAACCGAACACCTGTTGCTCACGCTGGTAGGTCAGACCGAGCAGTACACCGTCACTGCGAATGCACCATAACACTGAGTAAGGCTCAGCTGAGTATGCCATCTCGACGATTGTGTGATCCTCGAACAGATGCTCACTCATGATCGACAAATCGTTGCCGTTGTACTTGTCATCCGCGAACGAGTACGCAAGGTCGCGAATACGTGCGCCCTTCTCCTGAACGTAGACCACCGTATCGTTGATCACGGCAGGTGGTACCCATGAGCTGCCGTTATACGACTGGATACGTACGCCCACCGTCGATGGTGTCAGCACTTGGTCTTGACCCTCAGTGACCTTCCACTCACCACCTGAGGTGAGCAGGATCAACTCGTTGACTGCGACAATGTGACGGATCTCGTTCACCTGTCGACCTGCAATTGTCAGCGTAACAGCATCATCGTCTCGCGTCGGGGTGGACGTACGTAGACTGACATAGTTGCCGGTCTGCGTTGTGAACACCGCCTGAGGCTCATTCGTTGTGTTAGCGAATATCTGACGCTGCTGGTAGTAGTTTACGGTAGAGGGTTTGTTGCCTGCGCCAGCGAACGGTTGTCGATCCTGCGGCGGCGCATCAGAGGTAATAGGCGCAATGTTGAAGTCATCAAACTGCGCGTTATTAGAGTCACCTATCCAACCGTAAATACCTGTGGCATCAGACGGATCTTTGTACACCCGGTAATAGTCAGTACCTGCAACAGGTGTCCACGTTATACGCACCCCAGCGGTAACCGACAGGGACGCTGTGGTAATAGATGCGGATGATGAGGGTAGGCTTTCTATGCCATCAGCGTCGACCGATGTCACAACGTATGTGTAGGTTTTGTTGTACGTACCTGCACCGGTACCAACCGTTGCTACACCTACACCTGTCGGCGTTGTAACGGTAGGCGCATAGCTGATAACCGATAAGGTCCAGTTATCATCTGCGAGTCGAGATAGATTGCGCGGATCGTAATCAGGGTGAACGATGGTCATCACATCCGCCGACTGGGTGAACCCCAATCGATCAAGGTCAGATTCAGCGTACGGTGTGGTCAGCTCAAACAGCGCAGGTCCTGCACCGGCAATGACAAACGCACCGTCTTTAACGACACGCATCTTGTACTCTTCAAACACCAGTATGTAGGTTTGCTCGGTGTTGAAGCTAAACGGAATCAAGCGAGGACGCTTAGCTGATTGCCCCACCTCACCAACGAAACGCAAACCGGGTCGAGAGTAGACACCACCCTGTGGGCGTACAATGAAGTTCTGGCACAACGCTAGACCGGTCGCGTACCGACTAAGGTCCGCTCGGGTACGCAGTGCAGGAGACAGCTCACCCGATGTAAAACTGCGCTGGATATTCTGCATTAGAATCTCCCCGTAATAAACTCGCTGTCGCTAGACTCGTGGTACTGCTCGTTCATGTTGCTATTTGCTGCCGATGCTACGTACGTGTTGTACATCTTCAACGACTCGCTGCGCAACACTCGACCGGCTTCCACCCCTACGATAGAGATCGCAACCTCAGCCGCTAGCAGGTGTGCCAGTGCCATAATGAACGTCGAATCAAACAGGTTAGGATCAGTGACACGCGCCCGGTAATCGATGCGCAGGTCCTGCTCATTAGATGCGATAACCTTGTTACCTGAGATGTTGAATACGCTGTAGGCCACCTGAGCTTTTAGGTTAGGGCCGTACAGATCCCTGTCGTAGTACCGGGTGCTGATAGCACTCTCGTTCGCTTCGACACTCTCCCAGTTAAGGATCAATCGGTTCACGTACAGACAGTCCGATGGGTACTGATAGGTGTACGCGTAGTTAAAAATCTCGTCAGTCAGCAATGCCAATGGCGCAATGGAATGCGCGAACTGCCACGGGAAGTCCCGCAGCAGCATGTCGCGAACTACCGGGTACTTAAGCTTGCATTGTTGAGCCTGCAGACTGGCTTCATTTAACGAGTTGATCGAACCTGCTCGAATGTTGGATAGCGCTAAGTTGGCTATTTCTACCTCTGAAGCCATGTCTCACCTCTTACAATGTTTCTACACCCTTCTGGGCTAGTAAGTCCTCAGTATACACTGCCGACTCAATTTCTTTACGCTGCTCTTTTACTTTCTCAGCGGCCTTCTCAGTCGACTTCATACGACGCTTGCGCTGCGCCTGAGTCTCTTCTTGTATCGGCTCTAACCATGCAGGTACAGGGTTGAGCGGTGTGTCCGTGTGGACAACGTTACGACGCGGGTTGTTAGGACCGTGCAGCGCACCGTTTATGAATCCGTCAGCAATCGCTTTATAAGTTGGCATATACCCTCCTAGAAAAAAGGGAGCCGAAGCTCCCCTTCATACGCCCGGTGCTTATGCACCTGTTACGTTAGTCTGAACACCCATAGTGATACCAGCGGTGATCTTACCTGCAGTGGCGTTAGAGCCTGTTACTGCATACTCGATACCAAGGTAACGCTCAGAGATGTCGTTTGGCAGAACAACGATAGACATCTGCTTACCAGCTACTAGATCAGCCACAGCGATAGTCTGAGACGCGATAGTCGTGCCCAGCGCAGTAGTTGCACCTGTAGAGATGTTGATAGTCAACGAAGTCAGGGTAGCAAAATCTTCAGTTACTTGAACCAAGATTGGGATACCTGCGCCTTTACCTACATCGCGGTTAAGTGCTGCAGCCGCTCCGTAAGGAGTGCCAGCTACACCTAGATCAACGACGTTGGTTGAGTCAGCAGATGCTGTAATTGCCTGATCGTCAGAGAACAGGGCTTGAG